GGAATTTAGAAAAATGGGACTTGTTGTTAAAAATAAAAATGCACCAGGTAAAACATATGAACACTACAGTCTACCAGGTGAGATAGATCAACAGATTGCAGATGTAGATAAAGTTATTAAAACTATTGAAGAAGGTAAAAATCCTTTCTTTAAAACAAAAGAAGATATAAAAAATCAAAATTCAAAAAGAGCTAATCTAGTTAAAATTAGAAATGAGATTGCACCAGAAGACACTAAAGAATTACCTGGTGATCAAGTTTTAGAAACAGCAGAAGTTGTGCCAATCAAACGAGAAGGTATTATTAGTGACATAGATCTTAATATAGACAGAGGCCCTAAAACACTTAACAACGTAGAGTTGATTGGTGATGAAACATTTGATGAATTAAAATACATTGAAGAGAATGGTGTACACCCTAGAGATCTAGATCCAAGAGAAGGCTTTGCAGAAGGAGGAATTATTTCGTTAACATGAAAGTAATCTTTAACTACGCAACACGACAGTTTGAACCTATGGAACCCACGCTACGAGATAGGTTTGCGTTAGGTGGTGGCGTGATACAAGGAGAGAAAGTCGGGGACAGAGAGAACTTTGCTAAACCAAGAATCTCAAGAGAAGAATTAATAAAAATTTTAAATGAATCAAAGGATTTAACAGATATGCAAATAGCAGCTAAATTAAATAAAAAATATTCTACTATGCGTGGTAAATTATTTAACGATGGTAATGTTCAAGCTTTAAGAAATCTATACGGCATTGAAACTAATGTTAGACAAGGCGAGACGGGCCTTGGACAGATAAAACCTAGCGCTGCTATAAGAGATTTTTTAAAAAAAACTTATCCAAACACAAAATTTAATTTTGATAAATATCCTTTGTATGGAGTACCAGCAGGGTCTAAAGGAACAGAAGCTTCAAACTTGTACAATAAAATTAGAGAAAGGGTGACAAGAAAATTTAGACCCGAAATCTATGAAGAGGTTAAAAAAGAAAAAAGAATAACTGCAGCGGAAGCGTCTTTTGGAAAAGACGGATTAAACGTTGATCAAAGAGCACAGTTAAATGGTGTTAAAGCTGGAATACTTTATCAGCAAGCTGTTAACGATATTGTAAAAAGTAAAGGTAGAGGACTAAGCACAGCTGAAAAAAATGAATTAAGATTTACTTTACAAAACAATAAAAAATTTATGAAGTTAATTAATGATGCAGGATTTGACAATGTAAATGATTTCATGAATTCTGATTATACAAAAGTAAAAGCAAATTCTTTAAAAATTAAAGCAATTAACGAAGGTAAAAAAATGATATCTTCTCAAGAGATAAGAGACTATGATACTGATGATACTCCAAGAGGAAAAAAATTAAAACAATCTATTATTGCACGAAAAAAATTATTAAATGATTGGTTAAATAAAAATATTAAAGATAAAAAACAAATTAAACAAATTAAAACAACTGGAGACTTTATAGAAACCAGAGAGGTTAGAGATAAACCAATAGATGAATTTAGAACAGGACAAACTGCAAGATATAGAAAATATTTAAATGCTGGTTTTAGTTCTGATAAAGTTAGAAAAATTTGGAATGCTAAACCAGGTGTTTCAAAAGAATTTCATAGACCTACATTAATTAATAACTCTTTAGGTATAGGAGACAATGCAACGTTAAGATTTAATCGTTCTCACTTTTTTCCTATTATGGCAGCTGGTGAATTAAAAAATAAAAATCTTTTAGCTCCCAATACTTTTTACTCTGATAGATTTACATACAGACCTGCTTATATTAATCAGCTACAGAAATTTTTTTATGATCAACCTGTTGCAAGTGATGTGGGTAAATATTTAAGAGGAACGATAACAAAACAAGAACTAGATAAATCACTAGCTACAAGAGCAAAAAATTTTACAGATACTTTTGATATTGATGTTGATCAATTAAAATTAAATAAAAATGGTAAGTTTGAATTTGTAAATAAAAGCAGACCACCGGTTACAGGTGGTACTTTTAAAAATAGAATACCTTTAATTAGAAATGCAATACAAGAATTAAAAAATACAATAAATATTCAAGGAGCAGGACTTTTGGACGCTAAAGAAATAGAAATAGCAAAATTAAAATTTCCTGACGTTAACGTGGACAGTGTTGCTAAAGATTTTTTTAACCCAAAAATACCTCAAGAAACATATGAATTATTAAAACAAAAACCTGGTTTGAATAAAAGAATTATGGAAGTTAGGAACCAGGACATTAAAAGTGGCGCTGCAACTCAAAGCACAAATAAATCTTTCTTATTTAAAAGTTTTATGGATAAGGCATCACCTTTTCTTAGAAAGGTTCCTGGTTCATCTGTAGCTTTAGCGCCCATAGATTTCTTTCTTATGACAGCTAGCGGTGCTCCCATGAACGAAGCGTTGTTGAGTGCTGGATCTTATTTTTTAAAAGATCCTTTAATTGGAAAAGCTGTTAACGTGCCTTTAGCTTTGTTGGCACAACAAAGAGAATATAAGGAAACAGGGGAGTTTAAACCTATATTTAATATGCAAGCAGGAGAAGATAAGTTAAAAGGCCTTATTGATAAGGTTAAAGAAAAATTTGGTGCTGACGCACCTATTGGCACAGCAGACGAAGTTCCAGAACCAGAGTCAGCAGAACGAAGAAAAATGTTTGAAGAAGCAAATGAAAGATTTGGTGATACAAACGAATTAGAAATATCTGACATTGACAATCCTTTCATGGCAGCTATGGGTGGCCGTGTTGGTTTTAAAGATGGATCACCTAAACCTATAGAATCAGAAGCAACAATAGATCAAGCTTTGGCTGCTCTTAATAGTTCCGAGGTTAGAAAACAATTCTTATATGACACTTCACCAATGGGCAAGTTAGATAAAAGTATTTTTGGTAAAGATGATGATAGAAGTTTAGCACAACAATTTAATACGCAGTTTCTAGATCCACGAGCCTATCCATACTATGCACAGAAAGGATTAAGAGGTGCTGCTAATATACCAGAACTTGCATTTAGATTTCCGTTTGCAGTAACAGGATTAGCTAGAGATCTTATTACAGGTCAAGAGGGAAAACTAGAAAGGTTTGGAGAAACTATTGATCCAAAACTTACACGTAAAATAGCAGAGGGCGGGATCGGAGAATTGTTAGGTATATCATCTGCACAGATAGAAGCTGCAGAAGAAAAAAGAACAAATCCACAAAAAGTAACTGGAGAATTTTTACAGTTTGGAGCAGAGGTTTTTGGACCAGCAACACCTTATTTTTTAATTAAAAAGTTTCCTAAACTATTTAAACAGCTTAAAGATCTTGGTGCATCAGGAACTGCAGTAGATAAAATTAACAAAGAGATAGAAAACAAAGTAGCCCAACAAGGTGTAGATCAAACAAGAAGAGATATAGTTTTATCTATCGGTGCTGGTGGTGCTGTTGCTTTTCTTAAATACTTAGGACTAGATTTTTTAACTAAAGCACCTAAAGCTGCAAAAGTTACAGAGGAGATTGTAACAAAAGGCGGCACACCAAAATACTTCTTTGACTTTGTTGGTTTAATTAAATCTAAAGGTAAAGATATTACAGATAAAGCCTCAACACTAGAAAGACAAAAAGTTTACGACTATAATGGTTATGAATTAACAGAGGATATATCTACAGGTAAAATTTCTATTAGAAAAGACACTGAGGGTGGTGGCAGTTATCCTATTGGTGATGGTGAATACGAAACTGTAGAAGGTATAATTAGAAAAGAAGAAATAAATTACGAGCCACCTGAAACAATATTAGATGATGCAGGCAAACCAAAAAGAGTTCCAGACAATTATGAAGAAAATACTTTATTACCTGATGCTGATGGGGATGCAGGTGATGTCTCAGCTGGTTTAGACTCTATTGATGATATATTAGATTTGTTAGCTAAAGATGGTAAGAAATATAGTTTAGATGAATTAAAAGAGATGGGTATAAATCCAGAGGCTATTGGAGATGATTTTTTATTAAGAATTTTAAAAGATCCATCAGAGCTTAAAATAGATAAAATAAGAACTAAGGGTGATAAAAGAATGGATCAGCTTAGACTAAAAATAACTGGGAGATCAGATAAAGCAGGTGGTGGTATTATGAAGATAGCAGGCGATGATTCTGGACCCCCACCAAAATCAGGGCCTACACCACACGGGTTGCCTTATGTAGCCAAAAATGTTAGACCTATCAAGGAGCGTAAATAATGGCAGATATCGATAAGAGTCTTTCGGAGTTAGGAACCTCTGTAAAAATAGAAGGACCTGACCAACAAGTAGAATTAGAAAAACAAGAAGAAGCACTGAAAGAACCAGTGCAAGTTACACCAACAGAAGATGGCGGTGTTGAATTAGATTTTGATCCAAGCAAAGTAAATATTGAAGGTCAACCCAATCACTTTGACAATTTAGCAGAATTATTACCGGACGATATTTTAGATCCGATAGGTTCAGAACTTTTCCAAAACTATATGGATTACAAAGCTTCTAGAAAAGATTGGGAAAAAGGATACACAGAAGGTTTAGATCTTTTAGGATTTAAATATGAAAACAGAACAGAGCCTTTCCAAGGTGCTTCAGGTGCCACGCACCCTGTGCTAGCAGAAGCTGTAACACAATTCCAAGCAGGAGCATACAAAGAGTTATTACCATCAGAAGGACCAATCAGAACACAGATTGTTGGAAACAGTGATCCACAAAAAGAAGCACAAGCACAAAGAGTAAAAGAATACATGAATTACGAACTTATGGAAAAGATGTCAGAGTACGAACCAGAGTTTGACCAAATGTTATTTCATCTACCACTTGCAGGATCTACATTTAAAAAAGTTTACTACGATGATTTGTTAGGCAGAGCTGTATCTAAATTTGTGCCAGCAGATGACTTAATCGTACCATACTCTGCAACATCTCTTGATGATGCAGAAGCGATCATACACGTTTTAAAAATGTCAGAGAATGATTTAAGAAAACAACAAGTCGGTGGTTTTTATTCTGATATAGAGTTACCACAACCTACAACTACGATTAACGATGATGTAACTAAAAAAGAAAGAGAATTAGAGGGCACTAAAAAAACAGGAAAACAAGAAACAGTTTACACATTACTAGAG